AGGAACACGTCCATTCTGCAGGGAAATGTTAGCAAAACCACGTTTATTTTCACGTGTTCAAATTGAAAATATTTCACAACAACTTGGCTATTCATTATGGGATAGAAAGGGCGGTTTTTGGAATCGCGGAAAGGGCAAAGGAATATCAGCTGAATGCAGGCACATGTGGAAAACAAACATCGTTATTAAAAAATAATTGCAATGAGTAAAAATATATTGATGATCAGTGTTCAAATGTTGAAAGACAGAACTGCTGTTCATGACAACATAGATGAAAAACTAATCTTTCCGGAAATCAAAGCAGCACAGGACATGTTCATTTTGCCATTGTGTGGATCAGCATTGTTCAACAAACTATTAACGGACATCAATGCAAATACACTTGGCGGAAATTACAAAGTTCTTGTTGATGATTACATTGTTGATACACTTGCAAATTATGTGATTAGTGAATTGCCACTTGGTTTGACTTATCAGTTTTGGAATAAAGGGGTGGCACAAAAAACAACAGACAGTTCAATCGCACCATCAATGACTGATTTGTTTTCGGTAGCAGCAAAGTATAAAAGAAGAGCAGAAGAATATGCACAAAGAATGCGTTTGTATTTAAGGGAAAATGCATCTGTGATGTTTCCTGAATACATCAATCCAGGATCGGGTGTTGATACGGTTATTCCTGAAAGACAGGGATTCAGCAATCCAATTTATCTTGGTGATGTATCACCATACAAAAGTGAATATAAAACATACGAAGAAAAATATCAAGGCAACTTGCCACGTTTCTAATTATGGGTAAAAATATAAATAAGGCAAACGAAGAAAAGTTAAAACTTTTCTTACAGAAACAAAAGAAAAATGACACTAAATCAAGTAGTAAAAAAACTGGAACAACTTGCCTTAAGTCATCAACAAATTAACTATTTCTTTTTTGGTGAAATTGTTGAATGGCTTACAAATGGTGATTTGCGTTATCCTTGTTGTTTCGTTGAAATAAACAAGTCGGAAATCAACAAAGATGACAAGCAAACTAAATTCAATTTTGATATTTGGTTTCTTGATCTGCAGGATATTACAACAAACACAGATGCAAATCAAGTTGATTTGATGTCTGATTTGACAAGTATTGCAGAAGATTTTCTTGCAATGTTGAATTATTCAGGTTATCAAGATGTGTGGACCATTACAACAAATTATGATCTTGAATACTTTCGTGAAAAGTTTGAAGATTTAACTGTTGCAGTAAGAACAAATGTGACAATTGGTGTTGATTATTTATCAGACAGATGTGCTGTTCCTGCAGATGATGTAGTGTTTGAACCGGGATCACCATTTGAAACAATCACATTCAATCAGGATTCAGTGTTGAAATATGTGTATGTTGGAACAGCAAGTGAAACAACAACAAAGATTATTCCTGAATTGATTAATAAAACTTTGCTGCTTGTTTTTGTTGGACAGAATTTGTCCACACCATCAGGTTTGCCAGTTCCATCAATGCAAGAATATTATTTTAATGCAGCAACAGGATCATTGACATTACCATTAGAATTGCAGGAATTTCAAAAATTACAAATCCTTTACAGATAATATGAAGCACTTAATTACAATTTTACTTTGTTTATTTACTTTGTTTGCAAAAGCACAGGTGAACACGAATGATACAAACAAGTATTTCAAATCTTATGACTATGGTTTCAGTTACAAAAGATTACAAGCACGTGAGGCATTTATAATGCCAACAGACACGGTTATCAATAAGCTTGGTGCTGTATCACTTAATGGTGCAATCTATCTTGGAAATGGTGTTAAATGGACATCAATCGGTGGTGGATCATCAATTGACACAACAAGTTTAAGCAACAGAATCAATCAACGTATTGATTCATTAAGACGCAGAAACGACAGTGTTTTTGCACGTAAAAATGGGGTGTTTGTATTTCAATACAAAGATAGTGTTGGAACAATACCAACATTGCAACAGGTAACAACTGCAGGTTCTACAAGTACAAATGGAATAACAATTCCATTATTAAGTTTTTATACAAATGGAGATTACTTAAATGCCACAAAAAGTAGTAATGGAAGTTTTGTTCTTTCAAATACATCTAATCCCGAAATGTTCAAAGTAAATGATGGTGTTAATGGATTTTTAAAGTTTGGTGGCGGTGCAGGTCAATATGTTGAAATTGCAACTTCACCAGGTGGCAATGTATCACTTCAAGTACCACAAACAAGTGGAACAATTCCTTTGTCTGTAAATGGAAATACTGCTGATGTAAATGGAAATATTACAATTCCATCAATTGACACAACAAATCAATTTGTAAAAAGAATTACAAGAACACCGGGCAAAGATTCAATTATTTATTTTGTTGGTGCGAATAGGTTTGCAATCAAAGATAGTGTTGGAACTAATCCGGCACCTGTTGGATATTATGGTGCATTTTATGATACAACATTACAATCAGCAGCTGTTATAAATACTGCTTATGGTGTTAAATTAGGTATTACTGATTTAACAAATGGTGTTACAGTTGAAAACAATTCAAAAATAAAATTTGCAAATGCTGGAATTTACAACATTCAATTTTCTTTACAACTTGAAAAAACTGGTGGCAGTGGAAATATGATTGCAGATATTTGGTTAAGAAAAAATAATGTAAATTTAGTAGGAACAAATGGTAAAATTGTATTGACAGGAAGTGCAAATGCATCACCAGTTGTTGCAGCTTGGAATTATGTTGTTGCAGTTAGTAGCAATGATTCTTTGGAATTAATGTGGGCAGTAGATAATTTAAATGTAAAGATAATAACTGCTTCTGCAGCATCTCCCCATCCATCAACAGCATCTGCAATTTTAACTGTTACACAACAAAGTGGAATCATGGCAGGGACCGGCATAAGTCCTTTAGATACAGCAAACATGCTTAGTCCTTATGCACGTATTAATTTAGTAAATACAAAGTTGAACATCAGTGATACTTCAACAATGCTAAGTAGTTATTCAACACGAATAAATGGTAAATTAAACATTGCAGATACATCAGTAATGCTTGCACCTTATTCAAGAACAAATGTTGTCAATGCATCAATAGCAACAAAGGTAAATATAAGTGACACTGCAACGATGTTGACACCTTATGCAAAAAGTAATTTAGTTGCAACAAAATTAAATGCAACAGACACAGCATCTTTGAGCAACAGAATAAATCAAAAACCAACTGATTTAGATTTATTGCAATCATTAGGTTTAGGAATTAAAGCCGAACCTTATGGTTGTACTTATGCAAGTGTTACATCTCAATTATCATTGACATCACCACGATTATATTTTTATCCATTCAATTGGAATGTATCAGATTCTATAAGAGGTATTGCATTTTTGAGTAGAGCAGCAACTGCATTAACTGCAACCAATTACAATGGTGTTGCAATATATTCTTTAAGCGGTGGAACATTAACAAGATTAACATATACATCAAATAGTGCAACATTTTGGGACAATGCAACAATAAATAGTTGGAAAAATGTTGCAATAACACCGTATTACTTACCAAAAGGAACTTATTTTTTAGGTTATGAAGCAAGTGGATCAGCAGGAACACCAACAATTGCAAGTGGATCAATTATGCAAGCAGGTTTTATTGAGCCACCAACTGCAATAAATACCAATGGAATAAAAATTTCAAGTTATATTTCAAACGCAACTACTACACCACCTTCATCTGTTGCAATGAGTACAACAACGATAGTACATCAAGTTCCTTATTTTATACTTTATTAAAAACAATTTATGAATTACTTAAGATTACAACCATTTAAAACCGGATCACTTTTAGAAAAGACATGTAATGCACTTTATTGGACCGTTACATTAAGCAGAAATATAACAGATGCAGAAGCAAGTTGTTCATTGTTGTTTGTTGATGCAGATGGCGGAACAAGGGATTTGAATCAAAATTTTACAATGATTATTCCGAATTCAATTCTTCAAAATTGGGGTGCTGATGACAGTGTAATTGATGACTTTGTTTGCACATATTCACCTTTATTTATCAAAGATACATCATTCAATAAAAGTTAAACAATGGACAACGCACAATTGACAAATGTTCTTATTACTGCAATCTTTGCACTGGTTGCATTTGTAAGCAATATCTTTCTTAAGAAAATAGATAGGTTTGAAAAGAAAATCGAACAGATATTGTTGTCTGATGTTGCCATTAACAAAGACATTGATGTCATCAAATCAGACATTGATAATCACGAAGTAAGAATCACCAATTTAGAAACCAAATAAACCAATAAATATGAACAGTACATTTTTAACACTTAACACAACTGACTTTTTAAAAGGTCTTTTAATGGCAGTTTTATCATCAGTAATCACAATTGTTTACCAAACAGTTGAAGCAGGATCATTAATTTTTGATTGGAAAGCAATTGGCACTATGGCACTTACAACAGCACTTGCTTACATCATGAAGAATTTGTTCACTAATTCAGCAGGTAAATTTTTTGGTAAAGAAAAGTAATATTGCAAGAGAATACAGGAAAAAATATCCTAATTATCCAACATTAAAGTTGGCAAGGATAATGTATTCGGATAACAAATTGACCTTTAAACATGTTGAAGATTGCAGAAATTCATTAAGGTATATTGAAGGTAAAGTCGGCGAAAAATTAAAACATAAAATAAAAAATACTGAATTTCACATGACTGAAAGCAGACCAAAAAACCCGTACAATTTACCAGAATCTTATGAAGAACAACGACTCCCTTATATTTTACCTGTATGCTGTAACAATATTTTGCTTATTAGTGATTTGCACATTCCGTATCATAACATTTCTGCAGTCACTACAGCATTAGATTATGGTAAAAAAGAAAAGGTAAATACTATATTCATAAACGGTGATCTAATCGACATGCACCAGGTGTCCCGTTTCGAACATGACGTTAAGAAAAGAAGTATTAAGCAAGAATTTGATGCAACAAAAGAGTTCTTAAAACAACTTAGAAAAGCATTTCCAAAGGCGCACATCTACTGGCTAAAAGGTAACCATTGCGTAAGATGGGAAAAGTTCTTGCATGCAAAAGTCCGTGAAATTTGGGATGATGATTATTTTTATCTTGAAGAACGTTTGCAACTTAACCAGGTTAAAGTGACAATACTTGATGACAAAGTTCTTGTAAAAGCAGGAAAGTTATCGATCACACATGGTCACCATATTTTCAAAGGAGTTTTCACACCGGTTAATCCATCACGTGGCGCATTCTTAAGGGCAAAACAATCGTTAATTGTCGGACATCTGCATAGACCTTCACATCATCCTGAAACGGATTTAGATGGCAATATAATCAGTTGTTGGTCCACAGGTTGTTTATGCGAATTACGTGCTGATTATTCACCATTGGTTGGTAACACAATGCATGGATTTGCACACATACAAATTGAAAAAAGTGGTGATTATACGGTTAAAAATTATTCAATCATTAATGGTAAGTTATGTTAGATGAAAACATTGAATTTGAAATTGATGACAGAAACAGCGAATACATAGCAGCGGCATTCAATTCACTTGGTGCAATTGATCTACTTGACACCGGGTTAATGGATGAAGATGAACGTTCAATAATTAACACAATAAAATTTCAAGCAATAAGCATAATTAGTGAATCTTTAAATAATATCTATGAACAAATATTTGATACCAGTATTGATGACGTTGATGACAATGATGATCTTGTCTTGTAATCCGTCCAAAAAACTTGACAAATTAAATGCAAAACACCCCGAACTTCTTGCCAAATTCTGCAAGGATTCTTTCCCTTGTATAATATCAAAAGTTGACACAATTGTAAGTTTTGATACTGTTTATTCTGCAATTAAAATAAATGAATACGAAGAAATTCCAAAGGACACAATTTGGCTTATAAAGAATAAGACAACACTAATTAACAGACCTGTAATCATTGCGTCAAAATACCCGGTTAAAACGATTGTGAAGGTGATTAAAGATTCAGCTGAATTGACCAGTATAAGATTTGATTTAATTGCATGTAACAACAAGTGTAACGATTTGTTACAACAGAACAGTAAACTACACAGTAAAGTGACTACAAAAAATCGTTGGATAATGTGGCTTATAATAGCACTTTTATTAAGCATAATTGGTAATATATTACAACTTAAGAAATAATGACAGCATCACAGAATTGCATCAACATAATCAAGATGTTTGAAGGTTACAAAGCAAAAAGTTATTTGTGTCCTGCATCTGTAGTCACCATAGGTTTTGGAAGCACCATGTACACAGATGGACGCAAAATCAAGTTAGGTGATACTATCAATGAACAGCAAGCAAATGAATTGTTGATGTGGGAATTAAAGAATAAATCAATACCTTTGCATGGATTGAATCTTAATCAAAATCAGTTTGATTCATGTCTATCATTTATCTATAATGTTGGCATAAGTGCATTTACTAAATCAACATTAAGAAAGAAAATTTTGATTAATCCAAATGATTCATCAATAAAAGATGAATTTATGAAATGGAATAAGGCAACAGTAGGTGGCAAATTAACGGTGTTAAAAGGTTTGACCAGGCGCAGAACTGCAGAAGCAGATTTGTACTTTAAAATATAGTGTTTGTTCTCGTTTTAGTTTTAGTTTAGTGAATAATATCCTGATGTTTCTACATCGGGATTTTTTATTTTGTATCTGTTTTGTAAGGTTTGCGCTGACATTTAGGATATGAACAAAAATTTCTTTCCTTACCCACACTGCATTTGATAAGATTTGTAAAAATAATTTGAAAAAAGTTTTGCAGTTTCAAATATTACTTTTACTTTTGAATTCTAAACGAAACAATTCAAAACTAAAACTAAAAAAAATGAACACAACACAAAAAATTACAAAATCTAAAAAATTTGACAATGTTGAAATAAATGACATTGTTAGTTATGAAGAAAATGGCATGATCAATACAGGAGTAGTAAATATGGTAGATGATAAA